ATTAGAATTTATCTGTGCATTTGCGATTGTACCAGTTAAATCTCCACCAATCGTTTCATTAGATGCGCCAGGAAAACTTACGAAACTCAAAACACCAGCACCATTTGTTTGTATCACTTGTCCGGCAAGGCCTGGACTATTCGTGATGTTTAACTGAGAAGCACCGACAGTATTAGAAACATTACTCATGTCCTCTCTTGCTAGTGGATGTCCGCCAACCGTGGTATTATCATGTACAACTAATGTATCTTTAGTAGAATCAACGGTCAGTTCCCCATCCTCACCCGTAAAAGTATTATGCTCTACGGTAGTGCCTCTTCTAAATTGAACTTGTTTAGCCATTTTGTTTTCCTATTTTTATATCAATCATTATACTCTGCAATTTAACATAAATCTTAAACCTGCTCCAGCAGTACCAGAACCAATTTGAGTAACTCTAAAAGTTAATTTTTGTCCGGCAGTGAAACTAGTAGTACTTAATGTACCAGCTGTCATTACTGTATTCCCAGCAGCAAACGTAGGTTTAACAGAATAAATACTTGTTCCATTTATTTCTACATCGCATATAAGAGTTGAACCTGTTGGTGCAGTTTCTATAACTCCAAACTCACCATTAAACACACCAGTTCTTGAAGTAACCATTTCACCATATATCTGCGCAACAACATTTATTGGTAATGTTGCAGTATCAAATCCTCCGATAAAAGATATATCGTAAGGTAGTCCAGTTAATGAACTACCGTCAATAACAGGAAGAGGGCCAGTTAATTTACTTGCAGCCATACTAAAAATTTTATCATTAGTTACATTTGCATCAACTATTTTTATAGTTGTTACACTATCCGCAGCAAGTTTTGCTGCTGTTACTGATAAATTTGCAAGTTTATCAGTTGTCACATTTAAGTCAATAATTTTAATAGTTGATATAGAATTGGTTGATAATTTTGATTCAGTTACGTTTGCATTTAAAATCTTGGAAGTGATTACAGAATTTGTTTGGAGTTGTGCGCTACCAATAGAAATGTTAGATAACTTTGCTTGTTGAATAGTACCATCAGCAATCTTATCATTCGTTACACTTAGACTTGCAAGTTCATTGTTACCAACTGCACCAACAATGATTTGAGCATTTCCAATCGTACCCGATAAATCACCACCAATAGTAGCAGAAGAGACATCTGATATTTCAACGAAACTTAATCCACCAGAACCATTTGTTTGTAATACTTGTCCTGCTGCTCCATCATTGAGATTTAATTGTGCAACACCAACACCACCACCTGTTGGAGTACCACTAACATTACTCATGTCGGCTCTTGCAAGAGGATAACCTGTTGGTTGTCCTTCAGCAAATGGTGTATTATCACCGTCATGTACCCTGACTGTTTTATCAGTAAGGTCAACCGTTATTTCACCAGCAGCGCCAGGAAAATTATTATGATCTGTCGTTGTACCTCTACGTCTTTGTACGATTTTAGCCATTTTGTTTTCCTAATAAAGTCTTTATCATTTCTTTAAGTTCAGCTATATCATTCTTCATATTATTTATATCGTCAATTTCCTGTTGTTTTTTTTGTCGTGCCAATTTATAACTTTCTAACCCTCTTCTATCTGCATTAAGAACAGCCTTAGAATTTGGATCACGGACATATTGTGTTTCTTGTATTTTTATATTTTTCATATTATTATGCTAATGCTATAGCTCTCAAATCTTTTATCAATGGAACATTTGTTGTGTTAGGTGATGTCATAACAATTTTAACTGCAAATGTTTTAAAGGTATCATAGTCAACTCCACTAGAGTCGTAAGTAGTGTTTGCAGTAGTTGGTGAAAATTCAAGTTCTAGGTATTCTCTATTATTGATAGAAGCAGAAACACTATTAGAATTTGATGTTTCACCCATTATCACCCAAGGTCTATTATCAAAAACATCTCCATCAAACTGTGATAAGACTTTGTAATAAACATAAATCTTAGAACCAGCTGGACGATTAGCAGTTAAAAATACTTGTAAATCTGAAGCATCAAATCCGTCTTTCAAATTTACCCGTCTTGTAAGATACCGAGCAATAGAATCACCACCATTTGCATTTGTTTCATTTGTAGCAACATTATTAATAAGGTTTTCAATAGTAATTACACTATTCCTCGCTGTATCAATAACAGGACTAATAAATTTACTCTGTGAAGTTAACTGTGCTCTTTCCTCATAACTACCAGCATTTACAGTAATTTTTTTCTGTTCATCTAAAATATAATTACTATTTTGAATGATAGGTCTATAATCAGTATCAAAAGTATCAGCACCCTCATCTGTTAATTTAACACCCCATGCTATATTAGTTCTATTTATTCTTACTTCTTGTGGAATAATTTGAAGAATATCAGCCTTGAATTCTGCTGATGATGTTCCGTCTTTAAACACAGCATTTGCAGTATTCCCAATAGCAAATTCTGCAATATTAATATTAAATGTTAAATCTTGATTTTGTTCTGGTGTCCATGTTGAAGCATTCTGTGATTTAAAAAATACACCAGCGTAAGGTTGTTCTGAAATTTTTCTATTCGTACCTATAATATTTTCACCAAGTTCAGCAATATACGCTTCATACTTTAAGCTATTACTTATTACAACAATTGCATATTCACCCGGCTGTAAATAAACTAGTGATGGAAATGTAAACTTAGTTGCAACTGAAGCATCATCACTTACATTAACGTCAGCAGGAAATTTATTAACATCAGAAAATGGAACAACAGTCTGTGCAGGATAACCATTTAAAGTATCCCGAATCTGTAATGTTACTGGAAGTCCATCTTCGTCTTTTGTCTTAAAAAATAATTCAACATCAGTTAAGAATACTCCGTCTGGATATAATGCAGGGTCAACCAGAAATGTTTCTGCCAACGGATCAATCCAACCAACAATATTTCTTCGATTAAAGGTATTTGTAGTAGTTCTAAAATCTGTAGCACTACCTTGTGCAAATTGTTGAATTCTAGGAACTCTTGTAGATACAACAACATTCTCTCTTGTCTGCAACAATCCTTGTGCTTGATAAACAACTTCTGCATAAGTTGAAGCTTCTATTAGATTTGCTGAAGTATTATCTACCAATAAGAATTGTCTTTCACCAGTTCTAAATCTAAGAGCATCTGTGTTTGGAATTGTGAAAGTCAATCCGTTAATTGAACCACCATCATCTGTAAATATATCACCACCTAAACTTCCACCACTCGGAGTACAATTTGCTGAAACAGCTTCTCCATCAAAGAAAGCATACACCCTTGTATTAGGTTTCATTCCTGTTACAGAAACCGTTACATCTCTTGAGCGAATAAATGGAATAACAGAAACATCAACCACTCTATCACCAATGCTGTTTCTTACAACATCAGAACCCGTGATTTCATTTCGGATACCAAGTCTTGTTTGTGTTATTGTTTGTTCAACGGTTTGTATTGCTGTAATTGCTCGTCTACCACCACCACCACCTGCTCGTCTAGTTCCTTCCACAGTTCCAATTACAGTTTCACGACCAGTATTAATTGTTTGCCAATCATTGAATTGTGTACCAAAGGATAGACCAACCAAACTTTCCCATGCATCATTTTCACCTTGAAGGTTTACAACAACCTCTGGATTATTTGTAGTATCAATCCAGTTATCATTAGGTGGCGTTAGATCAACTGTACCAACCCACGCTAATACTGCAAATGGATTTAAATTAACCGACCTACTTGCAACTGGCTGAGATACAAAAGATGCATTATCATAAGGTAAAGTAATACAGTCACCCGTTTTCCTTACACCCGTTGAAGATGATTCATCATAAATAACATCGGTAATATTAGAAGTAAATCTCGGCCGTAATATTTTTTCATCAAAATCAATTGAACATTGATAATCTGCACTCAATACATTTCCAACACTATGGCCATTAAATCCATCAACCAAAAATCCATTCTTAAATCTATCCAAACCAGCAACATCTTTAATAACTATATTTTCAGCATCTTTTTCTAATAATGATAATGATGTATAATACTCAACATTAGAAAGTCTCTTTTCTAACTTACCGATATCTCTCATCGTATATCGTTTGTTCTCAATATACTCTGCTCTAACATCCTTTGCACTAAAAGTAAAAGCAGGAATAAAAATTGTATAGAGGTTCATTGTACCATCAAGTCTTGCAGGAGGGGTTGTGTTTAATGAAGATATACCTTTATTATTTCCAAACTTTCTCTCTCTACTTAAATATACTGTATCAATTCTTGGAAGGTAATAACTAAAGTCAGCTTGCCAGTTTGAGTTTGGTACTGGAAGTTCTATATTTTCTATAGTTGTTCCACCATCAGCTCGTCTAGGTCTAAAATCTACACAATCTCGTAACTCAACTTCAATACCTGTAACTGGACTTGTATACTTTGGAATATTATTAAAACCAATAGCTGCACCATAAGAATCAACAGAAAGATAACCTACACCTGTATGTGTAAAATGGTCAAATACGATTGCAGTTTGACCAGTAGGTGCTGTCCCTCCTGCTTTTAATTTTATACTACCATGCTCATAAATATTATCTCTTTGACCATCATCTAATTCATATTGTGTGGTAATATTCGTATCACCAGTTGCGACAGAACTAACAACTTTTGTAAAATTTGATGTTGCACCAGTAACATTCTCTGCAACAAAAGTTCCAGATACAGGAACATAAGTAACAGAAGTAGTTCCACCAGCACCAAGAACAACAGTCCCTTTAGCACCAGAAGTAAGGCCTGTTATTGTTTCGCCAGGACTTAAAGTATCAGAAGTATTTCCAACAGTAAGTGTAGGTAACACTGCTGCATTATTAATATCTCCAGAATCATAAACTGCTTTCAATTTCCAAATATCAGATTTGTTAAGAGAATCAGAAGTTGTAGATACAGTACTCGGTGCAGCTTTTGTTTCCACGACATTACCTACTAAGTTCTTTATCCTCTCCTGCTTACTATCAACATTAATAGTTGCAATAATATCTGCTGTAAAATTTGTATTTACATTAGCATTAAGTGTTGCAGTAGTATTCTGTGGGCCATTAACTTCTATAGTTCCACCAGTATCAAATGGAACTATCTGACCTGCGACAAACGTAGATGTACCAGCACTTTTAATTACTGCTAAATATCCTTCTCTCTTATTAGTTGCACTTAATACACCCGTACCAAAAAATGTTTCAGATGCACCAGCAGTAGCTATAGTAGCTTGACCAGAAGTAAATGCTACAGATTCAAAAACTCTTTTAATTGTATAACTTGTATCTATTACACCATTAAGTCCACGAATAGTTTGAACGGTATCTTGTGGTAATTTAAATACTAATGTATTATCAGAAGTTTCAAACAACTTTGCATCACCGGCAGAGGCAGGTGAGCTGCCAGGAACTTTACCAGTATCATCAATATTAGCAGAAGAACCAATTACAACAGGTGATGATACAACAGCACCTGAGGCGTTAGTCACAGGTACTACAAGTGATTCAACAGCTGCAAAATTAGAACTAGTCATTGTTAAATCATAAAGATATAAATTAATAATTCTTGATGTACCAGAACCAGAAGAAAAATCAATACTTCTTACTTTTGCTGTTCCAATTATAGTATTTGCATATGTTGTTGGATCAGTTAATACTACATTAGAACTTGTTACATTATGAAGGTCTACTGTTTGATGAGTAGAAATATTGAACAACCCATTAATTTCTTTTGTGATAACAAAGTTACCATATTGCATTAACCTATCAAAGCCATTTACGTTTACTACTTCTCTTGCTTTATCTAATCTAATATCGGAAGAAATTATTGTTTCATACTCAAGACCTTCAATGAATGCTTTGCCTGGGTCTAACCTTACAATAAATTTTGTAGCATCATCGGGATCATCTCTAAGTTGAACATTAAATGAACGTACAGTATAACTTCCCGATTCATCAAATGTTCTACGAGCAAAAGTATTTTCTAATACTGAATAAATAGGAACTTGAATATCTTTTTCTTTTATACCTTTATTAATTCTAAGCAATTCATAAAAATCAGTATCGTCTGTAGAAGTCAATACTTTCTTCGCAAGAGTCAATGATAGTTTCAACCTATCTGCGCCAGGTGCTGCAAAGTTAGAAGAGCCTTGTGAATTATCAAGTAAGTTTAAATCGTCACCAGAATTAATAATAGTTTCTGTAGCAGTAATTCCAATTTTATAACTTGGGTCATTAAAATATTTATCTAAAATAATTGTTTGTTGTGGTGTTTTAATAAAATTTCCATTAACATAAAAAACACCTTCTGCAATAGAAGCAGAACTACCTTTACCAACAGCTGTTGCCAAAGTACTGGTAGCAATAGTAGTAACACCACCAGCTGGTGCATTTGCAATAGTAACCGTTGGGGCTTCTGTATAACCAGCACCTTTTTCCATTATAGTAATAGAAGTTACTATACCACCACTGATGGTTGCAGCTGCAGTTGCATTAGTTCCACCAGCAGGTGCGTTTGCAATGGTAACTGTTGGTGCTTCTGTATAACCAGAACCACCTCTTGTAATATTAATAGTTTGTAGGTTTGTTGGTGTAGAGTCAACTACAACAGCAGATATACTCAAATCAGAAGAGGCAATTCTCTCTCCTGCAAGGAAAACAGCAGAGGTATCCCTAACAGCATTAGCTTCAGCACCAACACCATTACCACCAACCAATGTAACAGTTGGTGTCGTAGTATATCCTGTACCCTTATTCGTAACATTAATAGCAATAACAGAGCCACTATTGACTACTGCTGATGCAGCTGCACCAGAACCACCACCACCTGTTATCATAACAACAGGCTCAGTTGTGAAACTGTTTCCACCCAAAATTACATCAATACTTTGAACCTTATCCGTTGTAGAAACACCAGAAATATATTTAACATATAATGTATTTGGATCGCCTGTAGTAGTATCTATTGCCGAATTTCCTAAAACAAGTGCTTTAGTTCCAGACTTACTTCCAATAATAGTTTTTCCACTAAAACCAGCTACGTTAATATCCACACTATTATATTGTGGTTTTAATTTAACATATTCATATTCTAAATTTAGAACAAGTTCACCACCAGTAACCCTACTGCCATTTTTAAAAACATGGTCGCCAAACTTCTTTACTTGATCTCTTAAAATGGATTGTTGGGTAGTGAGTTCTCTAGCCTGCACAGGAAGTGCTGGTTTATATAAGACTTGATGAAAATTATCATTATCATCAAAGTCATCAAAATAAGGACTCTGATTTGTATTTATTGTAATTTTATTCGACATAGTAACCTTTATCTTTTTTTATTATTTATATACTAGAATTCTACTACTAGTTTAATATCTTCAGTTGAATCTGATGCTCTGTATATTGGAGTTCTAAATTCAGTATAAAGAAATATTCCGCTATCTTCCTGTACTTCACTTTTTTGATAAACTGTTCCAGTCGCCAATGGATTTCCGCTAGTGTTTAATTTTGGATTAGCCATAATATGTACTTTTCTAAAATCATCATTAATCGGAATATCCTCTCCTTCAAAACCAATCAGTCTTACATTCATCATAACAAATGCTCCACCTAATTCTGAGACTGCATCTTTTCCATGACCGCCTGGAGGACTGATTACTACTTCCAATGTAGCATTAGAACCACCACCATTTGTTACTACAGCTGTTCCAGAACGATAACCAGTACCGGCAACATATACTACTACTTCTTCTACAACACCACCCGTAACTTTTGATACAGCTGCTGAAGCAGGAGATGAACTATCACTAGATGTAATAGTAACAGCAGGAAAAACAGTATATACACTTGTTTGATCTGGTTCTAAATTAGCATCCCAATCTGGTGAAATTGTTGCGGTGCGAGTAGCACCTGTATAATTTGTAATTGTTCTGAATTGTCCAGACCCCTTTCCACTAGTAATTCGGACTACCATATTATCATAAAAATTATCAACTGCTTCTGCCGGAGTTGAACCACCATCTGCTAAAAGAATTGTACTTGCTGAACCACCAGCTCTTGCTGTACCAGCATTTGATTTATATCCAGTACCACCAGCTGTAACTTTAATATATTCTAAAGCACCATCGACTGCTGCATCCTCTACAGTTTTTTGTGTGGTATTATTACTGGCTGGGGATTTCACAGGCAACCAATCAGTAGTAACATATTTTAACACATCTGCTTGTAATACTTCAAACATATATTTCCATCTATAACCATCAGAAGTAGGAATTATACCAGTACCAGAACCAGTTGGTTTAATTACTGATTGAGCACCATTACCATTGCTTATACATTTGTAAACTCTATAATCTTCAGTAAA